TCAGCTCATCTGCCACAAACAAGTGAGCGTCTCTTCTGTCTCCTAAGCTAGGCTCATCAGGAGTCGTGTATCCTTCATCTCCTAAATAGTATACTCGATTTTCGTATTTTGGTAGTAAGCTTGTCCACGGATCTTGCAGTGTGGGTGTTCCAATCTCAATAGACTGACTACCTGCAGTATTTACATTCAATATTCTACTCGCAATTGCCTGGTTGTTTGCATATTCCTCAAGAGTTACCGTTACCTTTTCTTTAACAAAACCAGGACCTGCTTTGCTAAAGTTTTGTACACTAAGCCTCGCAGCTCCTGTGTAGTAGGATCCACTTTGAGCTCTCTGGGAGGGTAATGCAAACTCCTCATTTGGTTCATAGTTAAAAATGCCGTTACCAATATAGGCACAAAAAATAGCACGCAATCCATCCACTCCATGCACAGCACCTTTTATGTGCGATTCAAGCGGTGTCAAATCGATGTCTTGGTATGCTTGTGCAACTGCTTTACCATTATTTACAACGTACGTATAGGGCACTCGTGTGAAATAATTACTCTCGACGTCCTGTGGGGATGGTGGTATTTGTGAGCGTATTACTCCCATATCTAACTGAAAGGGTTTTGGGTGTAACATTTCTGTAGTCCATCCAAATAGGCTTGTATCAAATGGATCAGTAATAACCTCTTTTAGTTGCGTGTTAAGTGGATCTTTAAATGATGCTCGCTGTAGCGTATCATCTACTACATTCCAATTATCTAATCCGTCGTCTGCATTAGGGTTTAATACTAAATTAGAATACAATAACGAATCTCTTTCTGAGTTAAACACCTCTATTGTAATAGAGCCCGCATCGGATGAGCCTATGTCATTGGAAACTGTGCATGTATACGTTCCTGCGTACTCTGGTTGTATGTTGGTAATTGTTAGTGTATTGTTGTCTAATATAACAGTAGCTGTCTCTGGGTTTGCTGGAATAACTAAAGGCTCTACTGCATCAGGATCAACTATGATTCCAATAGAAGTTAAATCTCCACCTTGTTGGTTGCCTGTGATATCGGTTGGTGATGTCCAGTCGTATGTTAATTCTGAGTTTGATGGTTTGAGTACTAATTGTCCATTTTCTACGTTTAATACGTCTGGTTGCTGCGCTTCTACACGTAGTTGGATTGATGTCCCTTTTTGCACTCTAACAACACCGTCTGGAAACTCATGCATGTATCCTGGAGTTGCGTCGGCAACTGCATACGGTCGAATAGGTGGCAAGGACGCTTCTCTGATTGTTCTTATAACAACCGGTGGTCGATTTATAATAACAGGCATTAAGTCATAGACAGTTTCGTTTTCGTTTAGTTCTGTGTTAACAGCTTGAGTAGTCAATGGACCGCTTTGATCTAGGATACTTTGAGCATATGGTACCAGTGGTTGGGAATCCACCGACTGTGAGTGCCCAGTTTTGGCCATGCCCTGCCTATTAATATAGTATGGTCCAATGTAATCTGCTCCGTCTAGTGTGCGAAACTGACCGATGGTTGCGTGTAGTGTGTTATTGTAAGTTTCATTCATTGGAGACTTACTGGTTTCGTTCAACCTTAAAAACGTAGTTATTATCTAATATATCATAACTCACACCATCGCTTTGTGGTATTTTAAATACCAATCGATAGTACTGTTCTGGTTGGAAGCTCGCTAAGTGTAATCGAAAGTAACTTCCATTGTTGTCTGAGCTTATATTTGTATAATCACTAAAATTCACAATAACATCATCGGATTTTGCTAAATATACTGCATATTGTGATCTTACTGGTAATCTAAACACATCTAGATAGGCAGACGAAGTGGCAAAGGTTATTGTTGGATAACGATATCTTGGATTGATGTTTAAACGTGGTCTACTATCCTCTTTATAGCTTGATCGTATGTTAGACACTATGACATTAAAGTCGCGACTTGTGTCGATTGTTGTTGCGCTTCCGGTATTTAAGCTATCATCGTATTGTGCTTCTATTACCGGACTAAAAATGGTGTTCGTGTCTTTGCTATAAAATTTAAGAGAAGACACAGCTGTGCTTAGTGTTTGCTCGTCTGCGGCTGAGCGTTTGAGGATCAAGCCGTTTAGTGTGATTGATCCACTTTGCACTTGACGAATGATTGGTGTGATGTTAATATCAACGTCCGTTGTTGTGTAGCTAAAAGACTGTGATGCTACGCTCGCTGTGTACCACACACCTCCTCCCGTATTTACTTGCCATGATCCAGTGGTACCGCTAATAAACGATGATGTAGGCCAGGCTGTTCCTGGTACATTTTCACCCTGCCTGTAATACCAACTCACACCCTCTGTTGTTGCTGGAGTCGTGGTTGCTTTTCCAGTTCCCATATTCCAAGAGTACGCTAGTGGTAACGCCTCTACTGTGTAATCTAGTGGGATCTGTTGTGGTTCAGTAGCATATAATTTAAGACTATAATTAAAGCTGTTTGGATTGTATCCTAAAGAGACAATGCTTGCTGATATAGCTGAGTAGTTAAAATCTAATACAATACGGGATACGTAACTTGCAGTTGCTGCTGCTCCAGTTGATCCGGTTGCAGGCACTACTTGTAGTTCCAATACTTGGTCAATTCCTGTATTACGATCAGGTGATGCTTCGTATAGTGTTGCGTCTTTTGTAGGATAGAATCTTAGTACCATTTTAGTATGTTGCTATGCGCCCTTTTATGTCGTTGTCGGGATATTTTACTTCAAAAATCATTGGGTCTAAACTTGGATATATAATTCCATTTCGCATTGCTTGTGGAATGCCATAAAATATGTTGCTATACCCAAGTGACGAATCATTTAAGTTTTTAATCACCACTCGAGTCACAGTCTGTACTCCAGGTTGTGCTAGTAATACGCTGTATATGTCTGTTAGTACTATGGGTTGATTTATTTGCCATCTGTCGATGTCAAAGTAATCTTTCATTGCATCTACACAAGACAACAACACTTCGTTAGCATTATAATTTCTTAGTGGAATAATATCAAAGTTTACTTCTATATTTACAATGTATCCATCACGAATATTAATACTATCGGTTAACATTCTGTAGTGTGATATGTATGTTTTGAGGTTTTCTTTAACAGCCCTATTAGCAGCTGTAAGATTGCGATTGGAGTTGTAGCCAAGCACATACATATTCATAGCTAAAGGGTTAGCTACTCGATCCTGTGTATCGCTTGTTAGTAGGTTATTCTGCTCGTCTGGCGTTATAAACACCTTAGTTATGCTACCAAACTCAGGTGGCATTGACAACGCCCTTATCATGTAATCGTCTCGCGTTACAGCTCTATTTTGGGATGCTAACTGCTTTAGTGCATTTTGTCTAATTTCGTCTGAAGTTTCTTGAGAACGTCCACCTACTGCAGCTTCTGGATTGTTTGCTGCTAACGAGTTGAGTATGATTGAATTTAAAGTCAGTGTGTTCTGTGGAAAGTTTGCTGTATTGGTATCAGCTCCAACTATGGTTGTAATAGTATTACTGCTAACATTGGAGGTTACTCCTCCGCCTCTTAGATATGTAATTGTGAGTGTTGTGTTTGATGGCGCAATGCCGTATGCTTTAGTAACTCCGGGCGCATTAGGATCAATAGATGGATCAATCTGTATTTTGCCAGTGGGAAGGTTAATACCAATGTTATCTGGTGTTGGTAGTAGTTCTTCGTCTTCTGAATTACTGATTCCTGCACCAAATTGAAGCTCAATACCATCATCTAAGATTCGTGTTACAAATCGCCGTGGTACTTTTTTAAGCTTTAGTAAGTAGGGTATTTCATCACTATAAGTTGCCGATTCTGGGTCGTTGTAGGCTGTGTTGGTTACTTGTTCAAATATAGTATCCTGAGCTAGGTATGGTACCTCTGTCCAAGTGTTACCTTCGGAATCTACAACCGAGTCAATACCTATAATATCCGGTGGTGTAGTTTCAAATGGAATTTTTATTTTAAAAAACTTAGTAGCTGCTCCTACGCTTATATCTGTGCTAAAAGGTGCAGCAGATACAGCTTTTACTGTTTTTTTTGCTAAATAATACTCTACCCCACCATTTACATCGTAGCTGTATATTGTGGTTGTTGTTGGATCGTCTACTGTGTTAATTGAAAAATCGACAATATCTTGTATATAAAAATTTACAGGAACATTCTGTGTTAATGTTTCTACGTTAACTTGAGAGGTTGTCTGCAGACGCATACCTGGATTGATGCGTAGAGCGTATCGTGTATCTGGTGCTGTGTTGACGCCACTTCCTGAAGCAGGCATTAGTTGATACAAATCTATATCAACGGTAGATGGAACGCTGACCTTAGGCTTATATCCCATTGCAGCTGCAATTGCTAATATATTTTTTCTTTCTGTCGCTTGCAATATTAGCGACTCCTTTAGCTGCGAATCAACGTAATAATTTAAGGTATCGCCCACATAAGCAATGAGTTCAAGAAACATCATTCCCGGTGACGATTCGTTGAAGTCGTTGTATGTATTTGGGTAGTAGGTCTTAACAAAATCAATCAAACCCTGTTTGATGTTGTCAAAATCTCTACCTAAATATCGTACGTCTTTAGATGGTGGTGTGTACATATTATTATTTTACTACTGTGCAGTCTCTAGTTGAAGCTCAATTGATCGTGTATCAAACTGATTCCCTACTAAGCTAATTGTTAAGCTGACATCCACTCGATTTGGTGACAAATCAGGAGCGTCAACGACTAATTCATTAATAAATATGTATGGAAGCCAAACTTGAAAATTATCTCGGATACTATCTTCTAATTCAGATGTCAACTCTTCTGTTGCATTTTCAAACAACACTCTGCGTAAATTACAACCAAACGTTGGTAGCATTGGTCGCTCTCCGTGATTAGTGAATAGTAAGTTTTTTGCGTTTGCAACTGCTTGATCAATTGTTAAATAGTTTAGTTTAAACAACGATCCGTATGCTGAATTGGTTGGTAAGTCTAACCCTATTGCTACATCAACAAGGGAATCTAATACTGGTTTGCGGATTTCTATTGCCATTGATTATTTTTTTATAGGTCCTCCACTCACCCACGCATCACACGTTCGAGCACCAGCACATTTGAACCAAAAGAACTCACAGAAACCTAAGTTAGCTTCCTTTACTATTGTATCTCCTTCCTCACCTATTGCTTTTTCAATCTTTTTGATTACGTCAGGTTTTTGATTAAACGCTCCACAATTGGCACAACGAGATTGCTTTGCAGCTTCAACTGTAGTGTCCCACATCTTAGCTTTATCTTCCCAAAACTGAGTAGATCCTTTTTCGTCAGATGGATTAAGTGGGCCGTATCTGTACTCTTTGATTGTTACGTTACGATTAAGCGTATTAAGATCTAAATCTTCAATAGCATTGTGAGGCTTAACGTTTTTGTTGCCAATCTCTTTTTCCTTTTTTAATGCTGCAGGAGTGTTGGGTCCATCAAAATCTGATAGATTACCTTCTAGTATGATGTCACGTATGACTTGTTTTAGTTTCATTATCTCATTCCACTCTTTTCATATGAGCTTTTCAGTACACTAGAGTAATCCTTCATGAAGGCTGCTGTTGGATCATTGCTGTACTCAGATGGTACGCCAAAGTTATCATTATCCATTTGCTGTCCAAAGCTCATAGCGTCACTTGCGTCGAAGTGGCCCATGCTTCCCCACTCATTTGCAGCTGCTTCTTGGATTGGTGTAGACGTTCCGTTTCTTAAATCATTTGCTGTTTCTCTTAGAATGTCTCCAAGTGGTCCACTCATAGTAATTCCAAAGTCTTTTGATGGTTTTTGTTTAGGAAGAGGCATTGGCTGTCTAGCTTGTGTACTTTGTCTCTTTTCTGCGTTCAAAAGGCTTTTTTTCTGCTCTAGCAGTATTGGTGTTAGTGCCGATTTTAACTCTTCACGAATGACTGAGCGTACCTCTTCTCTGATTAGTTTTTTTAAAATTTGTGCAAAATCTGATGCTTTCATAAATAACGGTTTCTAATAAATATGCAGCACTTTGGGGAATCTATACTGCTACACTTGCAGCTAATGGAATTGGAATGATTGGACCGTAGCCGCTAAACGAAAACGGTGGAATGCCGTATGCTGGATTTGGATATACAATTCCTCTCATCTTGCTTAATTGTTGTTCAAACTTAGCAGCAACTTCACGTATATACACCTCACTACCGTCAACAAAGCTGTTACTCTTTAGTCGTGGAAACTGTCCTACAGACAGCACTTGGAAGGTGGTTCCTGAGGAGTTTTGCCATGTAGCACCGGTCCAGAATAGTGCAGTACCTACTCTGAGCAATCCTGATAATACTAATCCTTCCGCATTTAATAGCTTATCTTTAATCTTGTCAAGGGACTCTTGATGTTCATCACGGTACTTTTTGCCTAGAGCTGCGAGATCCACTTTTACTTGATCTAAAAACTCCTTCACTTCCTTACGGATAACTTCTTCAAATTCTGATAATAAAACCATAAGGCGATCCATTGTAGCTCCTAAAAATGATCCTTGACGTTTGGTTATAAGTTTATCTAGCCTTACTAACTCATCGTACAGATTGTATTTTCCAATAGTCATCTTTCTCATAGACTCTCTTTTCTCTTGCGTAAACTTGCGAATTTCTGCTCGCTTCTGGCCTAGCGTAGTTACAGGTTGTGGATTTTGTTGAGTTGTGTTTTGTTGATCAAGGTTGTTTTGTTCTGATATGTATCCTAACGCCTTACGTATCTGTTGCTGTACTTTGAATAAGTATTTGCTCTCCAAATCTACAAGTGCTCGTGTAAGGTCTGCAGATTTAATAATGGAAGTTGCTAGCTCGCCTTTTAAGGCTATTCGTATCTTGCGAAGATTATCTATGATGGAACCAAAGGATTGATCGCTGGTATAAAAGTCAATAATGGCACCTATAAAACGATCAGCTTTTAAATTTGACGTAGAAAGGTCGTTAAAGTTTACTACAGTTTGTGTTGTGTCTGCAACAGCTTGTTTTAAATCTTCTATAAAACCTCTACCGACTTGCACGGCTTGATCTGGTACATTTGGTAGTAGTGGTTTTGGGTTGTCCTCATTTATTGCTTGTATTGTTGTTATTGTTAGACTCACATATTGGTCTACAACTCGTAGTATATCAATGATCTCTAAAAACTTTTTTCGATTAAGATCAGCAGCAGCGTAAGCAGCTTTGTCTGGTCCGTTTATTGTATCTGGATCAAGGCCTACAGTTTCAAATGTATACCTCCCTTGTGCTATTTTTCTTAAATGTGCTTCGTTGTCTTTAACCGAGTATTTGCCTAGACCTAGATTGCCTACTAATGCTCCTGCGGCTACGCTTATTTGAGCAACAGCTGCTGACTTTTTTCGTAACAATTCAACCTTAGCTTGATATTCTTTTATACGGTTTAATTTTTCTTTTCTAGCTTGCTCCTTTGTTAATCGGTCAGCGTCTGCTGTTCGTAACGGCACAAGATCGATTAATGCATTTTTAATTTTCTCTTGAAGCTTTTTAATCTTAACAGTTTGTGCTTGTAGAAAGGTTTTAAACTTTTTGACTTGACTATTGACCCATCCGCGGATCCGTTGAATTAGTCTTGCAACCAGTTTGAGAACCGAAACCAATGACTGCGATGGTCTAATGGTTAATCTCCTAGAAATACGATTTTGTCTTCTATCTTGTCGTGCTTTGCGATCAATCTCTTTTTGCATAGCTCTATCTCGTCTATCTTCTTCTGACTCGCGAGGATACCTTAACGTTACAGGATCATCGTCTAGCGTCTGTGCTAGCTCTTTAATTTCATAAAACTGAGTTTTGATTGCACTAAGTTGTGTCTTATATACTCCATAGCGTTGATCTCTTTGTTCAATAAATACTCTAATATCTTGAAAGCTGAGTTTAGTTTCGTTGGCTAGTAATGCAAACGGCTCAATTAATTCTTTTATTCCTTGTTTTATAAAGTACTGTCTAAGTTCGCGATCAGCTTGTGTATTGTCCCCGTTTCCTCCTATGGTTATAGTAGAAGTAATCCTCGACCTACTTTCAGATACTTGAGCTTGTGCCGCAGCAATGCTCCCCGATATGTTTGCATATATAGTTTGTGCTTTTTGTTTTAAAAACTGAATTTCAGAAA